CTAGCAGGGGCTTGACCAGGTGTGCCCGGATCTTCTTCAAAAAATGTTAGGCGTTTACTTTGTCCAACTACTAACGACATATTATTGCTCCTGTGTTACTTCTGGTTTTTTAACTTCGTCTGCCTCAACTGCCAAGACAAACCCCTTGTGAGTGGTAAGACGTTCAGCTTCTTCGGGACTGACTGAATAAACCGTACCAACTTTATAATCACCCACAGACTTCACACCTGTCTGTTTATTGATTACCTTGATCAACGCATCAGACTGCGTTGTTTTTGCTGCTTTAGCTGTCATAAATCACCTTTAATTTGAAATATATTGTTGTGCTTTAAATACATCACGCCACACAATGACACCACCGATCACATTCACAATGTCACCCCCTACCAACTCAACAGGGCCACTATTAGATGTTTGCCCAGCTAAGGCTTGATATACATCATCACGTACCGATTTAATGCCGCTAACGCCTGTTGCGGGCATATTCATAACCAATGTGACCGCAAAGCTAGTTGTTAAGCTTTGAGATACGCCGCCGCCCATTACTGGGTTATCTTGCGCTTGCTCATTTAAGGTATAAATAAATGCTGCAGGCAACCCTTGTGAGGGCTGGGCCAAATGTGTCACCTCAACCTCTAACAAGCGTTGAAAACGGGCTGTTGTTTCATCGTAGTCATCAGCTTGATCAGTTATCTCGATGCTACCGGCTTGGCCTGTACTGGTGTAGTTCACAAACGTGTTTCGTAAGGTATCGCTTGCCGCTGCCACACTAGCAAAACTACCTTCTTCTTCACTGATGATTTTGACAACAAAACCATCAGTACGTGTCAGCGTGTAGCCGTCTATCTCTTGCCGGTTGCTAAATGCTTGTTGATAAGCAATTGCTAAACCCGCATCTTGTGAAATCACTAAGGGATAGACCTGATTTAAAACAGCTGGCTCCATTAATGACACCAACAATTGAGCCGAATCAACGCCTTGCACATCAAGATTTGCAGGCATAATCACCTGCTGAAGTGATGGAACGGCATCTAACACCGTTTTAAAAACTGATAAATCAAGCATATTTAGCTAACGCCTTTGATAAACCTTTATAAAATCTTGCGCTGGTATAACCTTCATTTTTTCGCATTGCATTGGCAATAAAATTTGCAGCTTTTGCACCGGGATGCTTTACCAACTTAGAATGCTTGCCACCAAACATTAATGACCCGTCGTCTTTTGGTTTGATAATGTGTGGTTTTGTACCTTGGTCAACAAGTACCGCCTTTAACGACTGCCTGCGCCCACCCACTTTTCGGTTAGGGCCTATCAACATTGCTGTTGATTTTGCTGATATACCCAGCCGTGACTTAGCTGAGTTCGATAAAGTTGAGCGCCCAATAGATCGTTTCAATGCTCCAGAACGGCTTCTAAAGCCGCTTTTCATGGTTTTTGTAATTGGCTTGGCGACTTCAATCAACCCCGCCCGAACAGCCTTGGTTTGTATATCCGTCTGAAACCCCTTCAACTCGGCCCTAATTTTTTCAGGGGTTACCATTTGCACGCCAAAATCAGACATTATTCAACCACCTTGCACATTAACTCGATATCTTTGTTTTGATTGCGCACGTTAATAGGCGGCGCGACAATGTTGTAGATTAAGCCAGTTGCTTTGTCTTTGACTCGATGTTTGCTAGTGAGGCTCTTTGTTAAGCTGTCATAGCGCATTGCAATTTTTGTTGTGGTTTCGCTGTTTAACTGTTCTGATGCAAAAAACTCTTTACCGTGAAGCGGCTCAATGCCTGCCCAACGTGTACCCATTGCAGCCCATACTTTTGAAGAATCACCATAACCATCACGCGACTCTGTTGCAGCTTGCAACTCAACCCGATCTTTTAATCGCCCCGCACGCATTAGAATGAAATCACGCGATATTGTTGTAACAACAAACCAACAGACATTGGTGTTTCAATCGCATTGACACCAACAATCACACTTTCACGATTCACAAACAAATGACCAATTAATAACAACATGGCAGATTGAATAGAGCTAGGCACATCAGCCGCCACGCCATAGCCACACTCAAAGTCAATTTCAACTGCATTACGCTGATTGCGAGTATCAGGCCATGTTTTCCCATATTCAGGATAAACAACACCTACGATGGTTGATGTATCAGTGGTGTACTCAGCAGTATCAAGCACTTGCTGAACTCCGTCAGTGTCGATGTAACGTATCTCTGTGACATCTTGCAGGTTAGGAGATAACTCAATCACACCATCAAAACAATCTGCATACAGTGTTTTAGTCTGAGTAATTAAAGGCCGTTGAAGATAACCCTCGCAATGCTCACGCGCTACTTTGATCAACTCGCTAATCAAAGCATCTTCATCAGCCGGATCACGAAGGTGATCAAGTGCCTGTTGTAAGCTTACAGGCTCAGTTGCAGGCGGTGTTTTTACAATGACAGACATAGTTAATCACTCACAACATAGGTTTCGATTGTTTCAGCAAGTGTCACCGTGCCAGTGCCTTGCCATTTCAGCTTATGACGGCCTTTTTGGTCGTAAATCAAATCAACATGGAACTCACCAATGGCATCACGCACCAGTTCCGCATCAGTGCCATATTCATAACTCAATGTAGAACCATCAGGCTTTGTCAGTGTGAAAAATACACTTGTTGGATCTGTTTTTGTGCTGCCATCCAGTGCATAAAAAACAATACTGCTTTGATGCAAGTCACCGATGTCGTAGGTTTCTGTTGTCATTTTATGGCCTGCTTAAATCGTTTCTTAATAATGGTTTTGCCATACTCAATATTTGAGATTACAGCGCCATGCTCTGAGCGCGTAATCGTAGCTTGATATTGATTGCTACTCATCTCGCTTGTACCTGGTTGCAATTGGCCAATCACCACCACCAAATCAGAAGCCGTGGCAGCCTCTACGTGACTTATATTGACAATTAATTGGCTGCTATACCCATCTAAAGCAGTTAAAACCTCACTGGCATCTGCCGCTGCAACCAACAGTGCATCTAGCAAGTCACTCGCTGTTGCACCTTCTGTAATACTGGCTTCAATCACGTTGCTGGCTATTACACCATCATGAGCATCACTTGCTGCTGCAACTTCGTTAACTGTTACTATCGCAGAGATAACACCATTGAGGTCATCGTTAGCAGCGGCATTAGCATTAATTGCTGCCAGAAGGCTTTGCATTGCTTGTTGCTGTTCGCCCGCCGTAGCGTTTTCATCAATAGTTGCTGCCACAACCGAATCACTGCTTGCTGTCTGGCTTTCGCTAGATACTAGCGATTCATCAATACTGATATTTACATTTGCTGTCGCACTCTCAATACTGCTTGCAGTTAAGTTTTCAGCTTGGCTAACATTAGCCTGCTGAGTAGACGTAACTTGCTCACTTGCACTTGCCGCCTCACCCAAAGAAGCACCGAGCACAGTTTGCGTGGTTGCAGTTTGCAAGTCAGTAGCAGCATTTAACTCTGATTGCGTCACAAGCGTGACTTTTGTAGCAGATTGCAAATCTGCAACGCTAACTGACTCTGTTAATCCAACCAGCGTTAATTTAGCTGCTGTTGATACCTCACTCGCGATCACTGTTTCATCCACACTGGCATTATTAATTGCCTGCGAGCTGTGACTTTCACTTGCTGTTAATGATTCTGACAGCATTGCATTGCTATCTATGTTACTTGTACTGCTGTCGCTGCTTGTTAAGGCTTCTGTGAGTGAATCCGTTGCTAATAACCCCGCGATTTGATTATCAGAAGCCGTACCTGCTTCAACACGATCGCTTGCTGTTTGTTTATTGGCCGATACGTCATCAATCGCCACGCTCGACGCTGTATGATTCGCGCCAACAACA